GATTATCTCCTTTGATATAGCCGTTGTGTTTGCAATGATTATATCAAAAATTACATAAAAGGCAACAAAAAAGAAAAATATTTTTAAAAAATGACTTGACAGGCAACAAGTATCCGTTGTATAGTGAAGTTGCTCAAGAGTTAACAAGAAAGGAGTTACAGAAAATATGGACAAGAATTTGCTTGAATACGAATTCAAAAGAAAAGGTTATAACGTCGGTAAATTCTGCGAAAAGCTAGGTATTAGCGAAGCAACCTATTACCGCAAAACCTCTGGAAAATCAGAGTTTTCAAGGGCTGAGATAGAGCGCATTATGGACCTATTAGAGCTTGATTCACCAACACCAATTTTTTTTACTCGTTAAGTTGCCTAAAAAGCAACATTCGGAAAGTAAAGGAGGCACAACATGATCACACCTATACCTATAGATGAGCGATTCATCTCGACCAGTGAGGCATCCGAAGTCTTGCAAATAGACGAGCAGGTACTCAGAAAACTAGGACAGATGGGTTGTAAGGGCATCTACAAAATCGGCAAGCAGTATCGATTCCGCTTAAAGGAGTTTGAGACTGTCAGTGCTGAACTGTCAGAGAACCTAGAGAAGTTATCGCAAGAAGTAAAGAGCCTTGAAGAGGATTACAGAGAGAAGGTCGACCGATTCGGTCTATTCGACAAAGCAACCAAGCAGGCGCAGACGGAGTTCTACACCATGCTAAGAGCACTGGAGATTATGAGAGGTGATACAGATGAGAGAGCTGTTTAGTTCAGTAAGGGACGCGTTGCTAGAGGTGTGCAAGGAGAACGGCAACACACCTATACAGGAGCTAATCGGATGTATCAGCATGGCGACACTTATTCCGACATTGTGGCTGTTCCTGTACATGCTAGGGGTGAGGTAAGGAGGTACACCATGAGCGCCATAATTAACAAGAAAATAATTGAGTTCGGTGCTAATAATGCGCTGAACATTATAGGACAGTACAGCAGATTCAGAAAAAACAGAGACCTCAAATATTACACCATCACTACAGATAGAGAGGTCTATCTAGGGAAAATCAAACCGGATTGCTCCTACGAGCAATTTTTAGAGCAGATAGCTATCAAAGCCATTTCGGAGGCTGAAAGGCTCTACGACCTCAATGAAGAGATGGAACGAGAGTACAGAGACCTTTGGGACGATTACGTAGCTCTTAAAGAGGAGGCGACAGATGAATAAATCAGAGGTTGAACGCAGAACAAAAGAGATTGTAAGCGAGCTATCAATTATCGACAGCTTCCTGGCGGAAGGCAATATATGCCAGCCAAAATGGTGGCTAAACATGGAATATTCCATGTATGGGATTGTAGGCTTTATCAAAAAAAGCCGAACGTTAAAAGTACCCAACGGACTACATAAGAGGTTTGATGAGACAATCTCCAATTACCGAGCCGAACTTATACAGGAGTTGGTAGAAATCAACAAGGAGGCAACCAATGGTAATTAAAACATTCATCGTTGGAATGGTGCTAGTCGGCATCACAGTGATACTCACAGAGTTACACCGATACATGGTGTACACCGAGGAGCTAGAGAGGGAGGCAAAAGAGTGGAACTAAGGACAGATATGACATTCGCAGAAACACTGGACGCTATAGCGAGAACTATACCATGCATAAAAGCGTCTCAAGACTACTTTAAGCAAGGCAAAAACGATTATTACAAAGCGATTGAAACAGAACTTGACAGAGCTTTATATCTACAGGAAAGGGAAGTTGTCGACATTGCATTTAAATATGCGTTTGCAGAAGGATGGCTTGCGCATAAGAAGGAGGACAAAAATGCTGGATAAAGTAAGAATATACGGTTACGCAAAGGCTTACCTAGAGTCGGTTACGGATTTATTGAAGGATAAAGCTGAAGAGGCTGAAAGCGACTTTTATATAGGTGATAAAAACCTACTGAGGTCAGCTCTGAATCAATATGAGGACGATTTGAGCGAGCTAGAGGCACTTATGGAGGGAGGCGAACAATGATATCTGACAAAAAACTACGTCATTACGCGGTTAATTTCCTCAAAGAAGAAATAGCGGCAATCGATAAGACTATTAAGACCGTTAAAACTGAAGGCGAAAAGAAACTCTTGCAGAATCTACAACGAGATTTAATTCGTGACCTAGAAACTATAGAAAAGGAGGCACAAGGAGATGAATAGCTTAGGACTCGAACCTAAACACATGAAGGAGAACCGCCTAGAGCACTTCTTCAAAGACATACTCGGAACAGATAGGACAATTCCAAGAGCAGAGTGCAATTGGATAGACCCCCGCATTCCTACAGACGAAGAACTAGACAAGGTCGTTGACGAGTACCTAGCAATCAAGCACGTATCTGTTCCAGAAAACGACCTAGCTTTTATGGACTAAAAAAGAGCGCAGACCGAAGTCACGCGCTCCCTAAAAAACTCAAACACATTATACAGGAGGAATACAAAAATGGCAAAACTACAAGGTGATTTCAGAAAATTCATGAATAAAAACTACTTAGGCTCGTGGGACATCCCAGACGGTGACGACCTAATCGCGACAATTGATCACGTCGAGCAGGAGCAGGTCGAGAATGCTAAGGGTAAAGAACTGAAGTTGACTATCCACTTCACCGATAGAGGGCTCAAACCTATGATACTCAACTCTACTAACTCACAGCGAATCAGTAAGGTAGCTGGAACAACAAGAGTTGAGAAGTGGAGCGGAATCAGAATCGCAATCTACACCGAGAAGGTTAACGCGTTCGGAACAACAACCGATGCGCTCCGTATCAGAGACTATGCACCTAAGAGCAAAGAGCTATTCTGCAACGAGTGCGGAGCTGAGATTGTTGGCTCGGGCAAGTATACAGCTAGGGCAATTGCGGAGAGGGCAAAGGTAAAGTATGGCGAAATGCTATGCATGGACTGTGCAATGGCCAGGGCAGAGAAGATCACCGAACCAGAGCAGACCGAACCTACACAAGAAGAACAGACAGAGGAGGTATAGGGCATGGCACTAGCAACACAAGAATTTATGGAGGGATACGAGCAAGGCATGTCCGAGGCGATGGCAATTGCTAAAGCTCACCCAGAGGCATTCGGCTCGATGTTCGCAGCCTCTACATGGAGGCACGTATCAGAACATAACCCTAGCATTACAGGGTATTACCTAGTTCAGACCGAACGAGAAGGAACACGAAACATCAGAATTGCAATGTATAGCGCAGAGGCAAAGAGGTGGCTAGCACAAGATGTAAAGCATTGGGCATACATGCACCTATATAACGGAGAAAACTAGAAGGAGTAAAAAATGAAAACAACAAAAATAAAGATTAGAAACTTATTCGGCATTACTGAAACGGAACTTGACGGAAAAAACGTCGAAGTTACAGGGAAAAATGGAGTCGGCAAGACTTCTATCATAGATGCGATTAAGTACGCACTAACGAATGACAGCGAGAGAGATTACATCCTAAAGAAGGGCGAATCGGAAGGCGAAATCCTTATCGAAACTGATACAGGGCTTTATATCGACCGTAAAAAACGAGCAAATCAAGCCGATTACAAGTCGATTAAAGACGGAGGCAAAGTAGTTAGCTCACCAGAGGCAATGCTAAAGACAATCTTTACACCTTTACAGTTAGATCCTGTCAAGTTTATTCAGCTATCAAAGAAAGAGCAAAACAGGGCAATCCTAGACTTAATCGAGTTCGATTGGGATTTGAATTGGATAAAAGAGCAGTTCGGAGAAATTCCGCCAGACGTTAATTATGAACAGAACATTTTGCAAGTGCTCAATGACATACAGGCTGAAAATGGACACTATTTCCAAACTCGCCAGGACATCAATAGAGAACTGAGAAACAAGAAGGCTTTTGTGGAGGAAATTGCTGAAACAATTCCGTCGAACTACGAGGCTGAAAAGTGGGAAAGCTACGACCTGGGAGACACTTACAAAAGAATTGAGAAAGCTAAAGAAATTAACTCCAGGATTGAAAGAGCGAAAATTTTCAAGGACTCATACGACAATAAAGTTAGAGGCTATGAGGCGGAGAAAGAAATTCAAGTGTCATCTGAACGAGAGAAAATCGCAACCGAAAGAGAAGAGCTATCTTCGTCAATTGAGCGAATGAAAGCCGAAATAAAAGCCGCAGAGGATAAACTGACAACTCTTGACGGTAAGCTAACAGACAAAATCGAACTTGCAGAAAGTGCCTATAGAGAGAAGGTGGCAAAACTCGACTCTGACATGCAGGTAGCTGATGAATATATCAATAAAGAAAAGGTTGATACCTCCGCAGACGAAGAAGAGGTAAAAACTGCAGAAGAGATGAAAAAGCACCTTAACGAGTTCTACAGGATGAAGAGGCTACAGGAAGAGTGCGAAAAGCTTGCAGATGAGTCTAATGGTTATACAGAGAAGATAGAACTTGCAAGAGAGCTCCCTGGCAAGATTCTTGAAACCGCGACAATCCCTGTAGAAGGGTTAACTGTGGAGGACGGAGTACCTCTAATCAATGGACTACCTATTTCAAACCTATCTGAAGGCGAAAAACTCAACTTGTGTGTAGATGTCGCTTTGAGCAAACCAAACAATCTACAAATAATCTTGATTGATGGAGCAGAAAAGTTATCCGATGAAAATAGAGCGAAATTGTACGAGAAGTGCAAGGCTAGCGGATTACAGTTTATCGCAACTAGAACGACTAACAGCGAAGAGATGGAGGTCAACTACTTATGATTTTAACAGCGGAAAATTACTTCAGCATAGATGCACAAATGCAATACTTCGGAGTTTCGCAATTTAAGTCTTTTGAAAAATGCGAAAACTGTGCACTTGCAGAGCTTACAGGAAATTACGAGAGGGCGAAAACAACCGCCCTACTCGTTGGCTCGTATGTAGATGCTCACTTTGAAGGAACGCTTGATATTTTCAAAGCACAGCATACCGAACTACTAAAGAGGGATGGAACACTTAAGTCAGACTATGTAAGAGCTGAAGAGATAATCAACAGAATTGAAAGTGATCCGCTCATGATGAAGTACCTACAGGGAGACAAGCAAGTCATCAAGACAGCGAACCTTTTCGGTTACGACTGGAAAATTAAGATGGACGCATATGTTCCCAACGAGAGAATCGTGGACCTCAAAATCGTTAAGGATTTCGAGCCTATATATGACCCTCGCCTCGGTATGAGAGTGCCCTGGATACAATACTGGGGCTATGACCTACAAGGTGCAATCTATCAGAGAGTTGAGCAGATTGCGACAGGGCGAACCGAACCGCTACCGTTTTACATCGTAGCGGCAACGAAAGAGCCTACACCAGATATCGCAGTAATTCACATACCGCAACACATGTTAGATGCAGCACTAAAGGCTCACGGAGTAGAGGCGAAAATAGACCGATATGCACTAATTAAGTTCGGCGATATTGAGCCAGGCAGATGCGAGAGTTGTGATTATTGCAAGGCGACAAAAGTGTTAACGGCACCTACAGAGTACGAAATATATGAGGAGGATAACTAATGAATGTAATTGCGATTAAAGGAAGATTGACGAGGGACCCAGAGCTCTCGTCGTTTAAAAACAGTAACGGAGATAACAAAGCCGTTTGCCGATTCTCTGTTGCAGTAAATCGAGATTATGGAGACGACGCCGACTTTTTTAACTGCTCAATCTTCGGAAAAAGAGCCGAGGTAATCGACAAATATTTTTCTAAAGGCTCTGAAATCGCGTGCCAAGGAAGAATGGAACAGAACAATTATAAGGACAAAGACGGCAATAATCGCACAGCTTGGAATCTGATTGTAAGTAACTTCGACTTCTGCGGAAAGAAATCCGATAACGGTAGCAACGAACCGACACCAGACGGATTTAAGGAAATAGAGGAAGATGTTCCATTTTAAAAGAGAAGCAGGAGCAAGACATGAGAGAAATAAAATTTAGAGCATGGGATAGGAAGTTTAAAAAGTGGACGAGTTATTCGATAGATGATGGACTACTTATGTTCTACGACGATCACGCGGAATGTTGGGAGATTGGCCGAGAAGGTGAGCGATTTATTTTATGCCAATATACAGGGTTAAAAAACATTAATGGAAAAGAAATATATGAGGGTGACATCGTAAGAGCGGTAGGCTTCTCAGAATGGATAGGAGTTGCAAAATATTCCGACAAAAATCAAGCTTTTGTATTTGAATGCATAGATAAGAACTATAGAGGAAACATAGTATTTATGAGTCAATTTGGGCAAGGTTTCAAGATACTTGGCAATATCTACGAGAATCCAGAGTTATTAGAGGAGAGTAACAATGTACTTACTAATCGATAGTCGCGAAAAACCCAAGGCAATCAACGGCATACTACGCCACCTAGCCTCTAATGGCATCAAGTACGATGTTACAAAACTCTACTTCGGCGATTATATGGACTACGCAAGACCGAATCGAGTTGTAGACAGAAAGCAGAATATAGCGGAACTAGCCATGAACTGCACACGTGATCATAAAAGGTTCAAGAGAGAGCTAGAGCGAGTTAAGGCGACGGGTAGCGAATTAATCCTACTCGTCGAACAGAATAGCTATAAGGACGGAGAGAAGACAATCAGAGTCGAGACGATAGAAGACTTAATGCTCTGGACAGCACCTAGAGGAGTAGTCAGAGGTGAACAAGTGTATAGAGTCCTTGTGTCATGGTGTCATAAGTACCCACTTCGCGTAGAGTTCTGCCACAAGAGGGACACAGGAAAAAGGATTTTAGAACTATTGGAGGAACAAGATGAGTAAAGCAAGATTAGCGGACCTCGTAAAAAATCGAATAGACTTGCAGTCCGTCATGGAGTATTACGGTACGCACTTCAGTCATACAGGCAGTGCACTCTGTCCGTTCCATTCTGACAAGCATCCATCACTTACTATCAAAAACGAGCGATATAAATGTTGGGCATGCGGTGCGAGTGGTGATATGTTCGATTTCGTTCAAAACCTCTACGGTGACAGCTTTATGGAGGCTATAGAGCGAATCAACAGAGATTTAGGACTCGGAGTTGATACAAAACTAAACGCACCGAAGAACAATAAAGCCATAGCCACCGCACAACGACAGAAAACAGCCCGAGAGGAACTAAAACAGGCTCGTAGGGCGAAAGTATTAGAACTAACCGAAAAGCACCGCATCGCTTTTAAAAACGGTGATTATGAAGAGGCTAGCAGACTAGAGGAAATCCTTGACGACATTGTCGCATATGAGGACGAACTCGCTCGTAACAGAGGACAGCACAAGGAGGCATAAATATGAATAATAACGAAATAACGACGACCTTCTCGCTGTCGGATTTTGCAGACGGAACCGTGTTCGAAGAGCTTGGACTACGCGACAGAACCGTTAGCGAGAGGGAAGTGCTACTAGTTCAACTCAAGAGAGAGGCTAAAGAACTCGGACTCGGAGCGAAAGCATTTAATGCAATAGTCTCAGATTACTTGCGAGGCGAGGCGGTATCGAGTGTAGGCTCAATTGCTGGATACGATATGCCGACTAGGTGGGTATTAACTAGCACAGGTGAGATACAGAAGACCACTATGGAGCTTGCATGCAGTCACCCTATATATATATCCAAGAGATTTATTGATTGTCTTACAGGTGAAATAAAGCTCGAAATAACCTACTCGAGAGACTCGGAACTAGAGCGATTACAATCGTTTATAGTTCCAAAGTCAAGAATAACCTCATCGCAGAGCATTGTTGCCCTAGCGAACAAAGGCGTATCGGTATCGAGTACCAACGCAGCACTGTTAGTCAATTATCTACAGGATTTTGAGGATACCAATTACGACCAGATTGTTGAAATCAAAAGTATTAATCGGTTCGGTTGGATTGGCAAAGATTTTTCACCGTATGTAGACGGCATTGAATTCGATGCAGATGATAATTACCCAGAGTTAGAGCAGTGCGTAACGAGACCAAGCGGAACTATTGAGGATTGGAAGGAAATCGTCAAGACCGTTAGAAAGTCCAATAAGATAGCGCCAAAGGTTGCACTAGCTGCCTCATTCGCATCGGTTCTAATTGAGCCACTGGACGCACTTCCGTTCTTTGTTCACTTTTGGGGCGCTTCTGGAGGAGGTAAAACTGTATCGCTAATGTTGGCCGCATCGGTATGGGGAAAGCCCGACGTTGGATCATATATAAAGACGTTTAATTCGACCAAAGTTGCGCAAGAAATTCTTGCATCTACCCTATACAGCATGCCCGTTGTGTGTGACGAGTTGCAGATTAAAGCTGGAGCGAGTGACAACTTCGACAGTTTGATTTACGAACTGTGCGAAGGGTCTGGGAAGAGCAGGTCGAATAAACAGCTCGGCATACAAGCCTCCAGGAATTGGCGAAACTGCTTTATATCAAGTGGAGAGCAACCAATTACAGGCGAACTTAGTGGAGGTGGAGCGAAAAACCGTGTATTTGAAATTGAGTGTCAAGACGACCTCTTTAAAGAGCCAATGAAAATAGTTGAGGAGGTTAAGGCAAACTACGGTCATGCAGGGCGAGAATTCGTAGAGGCACTAGATACCAAGACACGCAAGAAGATTAAGACCGCACAGCAGTCAGTCTTCGCCGAATATAGCGAAAAGGGTTTCACCGATAAACAAGCCCTTGCTGCATCTATCGTCGTAGTGGCCGAGGCGTTCTACAGCTCAATAATTCTAAACGAATCGCCTAGCTTTACAGCAGAGGACCTCGAGCCTTACATCGCAACGCATGACGACGTGTCGCAGGACTTGAGGGCGGTAGAGTGGTTAAATGATTGGATTGCCGAAAACTGGAACAAATTCGATGAGAACGTACCAGACGTGTACGGAGTAGCAGATTCAGCAGATACAATAGACATTATTGCCTCGAAATTAAGATCAGATTGTCAGAAAGTAGGCATTAATTATAAAAGGCTTGTGTTGTATTTGGATAAGAGAAATGCACTAGTTACAAATCCTGGACGAAAAGACAAAGTTGTGAGAATTGGAGCAAGTAGACCAAGGTGTATATCAGTCAAAAAGGATTTTATATGGGCTAGAGAGAAAGAATTGTCACCAATGTCACCAAGTGTCACCAAAAATATTTAACAAAAATGGTGACAACAAAAACGTTGATATTTCAAAGGTTATAAGTATTAAAAATATACTTGTCACCAATGTCACCAAAAATATTTACACATATATAGGAAAAACAAAAAAGTTTAAAAAATATATCTCTTATATATGCAAGTAAAAAAAGTTGGTGACAACGGTATTTCTGGTACAGGTCTTGAAATAACTGCGCTACACGGAAAAATAACTTGGTGACATGCTGGTACAAATTGGTGACAAACTAGATATAGCAACAACTTTAGTGATGTGTTTTGTAATAAATAACAAAATAGCGAAAGAGAGGTCAAGCGATGAATAAAACAACACCGATGACGATAAGGGAATTGTCAGAAATGTCAGACGAAATGATGCTAGTTGCGTCTTATCGTCCTAGGGATTCTAAAAAATATCACACACGTATACTAGGGTATCGTAACGGTAGTGAACTAGTGGGGATACTCTCTGTATCGGAAAAAGAGTATAACGGACCGATTACGATTAAATTTATAGATAATTACTTGAGTTCGTTGTTCTCACAGGCTTATCAAAAAGGAATAAGTGAATATATAGAATCTGAGGTGATAAAAAATGGCTAAATGGATATTAAGTGCAGAGTCCTACGGGGCTTTTAGACACACGAAAGAATATATTCCCGTTCCAAATCCGTACGGGGTAACAGTGATTACGGAGCGAGAGGCAATCAGACTGACTAGCGGTTGTAGATGGGCGACTAGAGGACATTACGTATATGCGAGAGACCACAAGTCAATTAGATTCGATACACTGCGAGAGGCTCAGCGATATGCAGAGCAGTTAGGAGGTGCAAAATGATTAACGAAGATTTGAAGTACATAGCCGACCACTATGGGCTAGAAAATCAGCTAGGGAAGTGCAAGGAAGAGCTTAACGAACTTATAAAGGCTATCGATTCATTGAACGAAAAGGCAATTGTTGAGGAGATAGCAGACGTCGAGGTCATGACCGAACAACTAAAGTATCTTATGCGAACCGAGCCAAGTGTGGAGATTTACAAGGACTATAAGATCGCTAGACAGCTTAGACGAATATCAAGGGAGCAGAGTTATGAGTGTGATAACTAAAGAGGAACTACTGCGTATTCCAAAACTACGCAAGCAGATTGCCCGAAAGAAGAGATGCATTGAGCTGTACGAGACGAGAGCAACTGGAGAAGCAATTGAGTACAAAGAGCGCGTACAGTCAAGTGTGAACAACTCAGCTAGCGACTGCCTATGTGAGGCTGTAGATTTACGGCGGGAGCTCATTGATGACACCAAGGAGCTTAATGATTTAATCAACAGGGCATATGATTTTATGAGGACGTTAGACGAGGTGCTCCACAGGGATATCATGTATGCAAGATACATCGTCGGTCTATCCTGGAATGATGTTGCGAAGACATTTAATTATTCGAATCAACGAATTTTTCAAAAACATCGCGAGATTTTACGTAAATTATAGTTGATTATAGTTGATTATAGTAGGTTCTCTGAAATATGATATACTCAAGCAAAGCTGGAGAGGGGGAAAATAGACCCCGCGGCACCGCTTGAAACAAAGCCATTTAAAGTCAAACTTAATAAGGATTTACCCGATGCTAGATGGTGTCGGGTTTTCTTTTGTGATACACTTGTTGCGTGTTGACTTTAGGAGGCTTGTATGAAGTGGTTTTTTGTTCAATTTTGGCAGTTTGTGACGACGTCAAATGTTTTAGGTGTTATATTTGGAATCGCGATAGGAACTTGGTGGAAACGCATCGGAAAGGTAGAAATACAACACGTTTCTGATTCAGAGTTGTTTTCAAAGGATGAACTTCTTCGTCTAAAAAAGAAAGATGAAAATTCAATCCTAATTAATATTTTTAATCAAAAAAGTGTTGATGTTTTTATTCTTTGCTTTGAGTTGGAGCGTGATGGTAAGCGCTATAAAGCTAGACGAAGAAAAAAATTAGGGCAAAGTGATATAGATGCTTTAAAAGTAGCCGCAGATTCTGTAAGAACTATAACGTTGTTGTGCGAGACGATTCCACAGAAAGGTGACATTGTAAGAGCGACGATGCACAAAAGACGAAAACCTATTATGTTTAAGATTAAATAAAGCAAAGAGTCCTTCGGGGCTCTTTTTTAGTACCTTAAAGGGAGGTGATGTACTTGAAGTTAACAATAAAACAACAGCGATTCGCAGATGAGTACATCATCAGCGGTAATGCAACAGATGCAGCAATTAAAGCTGGATATGCGAAGAGAGCAGCATATCAGCAAGGCGCGGAGAACCTCAAGAAACCTCATATTCGGGAATATATCGATGAAAGACTTGAGACAATTAACTCGGCTAAGATAGCGGACCAGACGGAAGTGCTACAGTATCTAACATCTGTTATGAGAGGCACATCTCAAAGCGCAGTAGTCGTCATAGAGGGCGATGGTGATGGGGTATCATCTGCTAGGCTCATGGACAAGACTCCCGATGAAAAGGAGAAGTTAAAAGCAGCAGAGCTACTCGGTAAGCGCTACGGTGCATTTACTGACAAGGTCGAAGTCGGTGCAGATTTAGAACTAAACGTCAAGGTGGACTATGGCGACGGCAACGATTAAGGCTAATAGGATTTTTCGAGAACCAAATCAATCACGCAAACGATACATAGTTATGCGAGGCTCTGCAGGTTCGGGCAAGAGCATGGACACCGCACAACACTACATACTGCGGTTGCTCTCAGATAAAGGGCGCAATCTCTTATGTGTACGTAAAGCTGATGTTACTAATCGTGATAGCACATTCGCAGAACTACAGGCGGCGATATGGCGAATACATGGCGATTCGTGGGAGAAGTACTGGCGAGTTAACAGCTCTGCAATGATTATTGAGTGCCTCATCAATCAGAATCAAATCCTCTTCAGAGGAATGAATGACGAAAAGCAACGCGAGAAACTCAAGTCGATTACATTCAAGAGAGGAAAGCTCACAGATGTATGGATTGAAGAGGCTACGGAATTAACACAGGCAGACTTCGAGATCATAGACGATAGACTTAGAGGAGAATTGCCAAGCGGACAGTTTTATCAGATTCGCCTTACGTTCAATCCTGTATCGGCTCACCATTGGATAAAGGCACAGTTCTTTGACCGAGAAGACGCGGACGTGTTAACTCACAAGTCAACGTTCAAGGACAATCGATTTATTGACGACGCATACTACAGGCGAATGGAACGACGCAAAGAAGTTGATCCAGAAGGCTATCAGATATATGGACTAGGTAATTGGGGCGAGACTAAAGGGCTTATCTTACACAACTATGAAGTCAAAGAGATATCAACGAACTACGAAGATTACGACTACGTTGCAATTGGGCAAGACTTCGGATTTAATCACGCCAATGCAATATACCCATACGGCTACAAGGATGGCGATATATACGTGCTCCCTGGATTGTACGGACATGAGAAGGACACAGCGGAGTGGATACAAGAGGCTAACAAGTTTCCTGAACTTAAGACACGTGACATGTGGTGCGACTCCGCCGAGCCTGACCGAATTAAAATGTGGCGCAAAGATGGATATAGAGCTAGGGCAGTTAGTAAAGAACCTAACTCGGTTAAGGCGCAAATCGATTGGATAAAGGGTAATCAAGACGGAGGCGAGGTCGTCAAGAGGATGATTTATATACATCCGTCTAATGTGAATTTTATACGCGAAATAGGGCAATGGAAGTGGAAGTACGACGATAAACGTGGCATTTATCTCGACGAGCCAGTTCCATTTTTTGATGACGCGATGGCGTCGATGAGATATGGCATAGAGGGATGGCGGAAGCCTAAACTAGCCAAGGTTAAAACATTCAAGGGAGGCATCTAGTGGCAAACGATAGACCTTACAAGCTACCAACACCGATAACGAGAGACGCGAGAGTGTTGGAGCATGGTATCAAGATGGACTTAATTAACGAGTGTATAGAGGAGCACAAGGCAATGCTCCCAAGATACGAGTATTTAGAAAATCTGTACCTCGGATTCCACAATATTTTTAAACGTCCCGAAAAGGACGATTGGAAACCTGACCACAGATTAGCGGTAGGATTCCCACGTTATATCGCTGATACATTTATCGGCTATGCATACGGAAAGCCCATAAAGCTACAGAGTCCTGACGAGGAATTCGACGAGGCATTGCAGGTATTTGGCAAACGCAACGCAATCAGAGACCACAACAAGGAGCTCGCAAAATCTGCGTGCAAATATGGTCATGCATTTGAATACATGTATCAGAATGAGGCGACGGAGACGAGAGTAACGAAGTTCACTCCTAGGCAGATGTTCATAGTGTATGACGATTCTGTCGCAGAGAGGGCACTGTTCGCTGTTCGGTATGGGCGTCACGGAATTAAGAGTAAAACTCCTGGAGAGATATATGGAGAGATACTCACACCGAGCGAGATCATACCGTTCGACAACGATAAACTAGGCGAGGCGGAAATTAATCCATACGGCAAAATTCCAGTTGTTGAGTGGAAACTAAACGAGGAGCGCATAGGACTGTACGAGCCAGTTGCGGGACTGGTTGAGACTTATAACGCAGCACTAGGTGAGAAGGCTAATGATGTTGAGTCTTTTGCTGAGGCGTACCTTGCTATTATGGGTGCCGAACTTGACGAGGACGGAATTAGGCACATAAGAGACAATCGCATCATTAACCTATACGGCACTGACAATGCGAAGGACGTGCTCGTTCAGTTCCTTCAGAAACCAACTGCGGACGGAACGCAAGAGAATCTACTTGATAGGCTTGAGACACTTATATATGAGACTGCTATGGTTGCGAACATATCAGACGAGAGCTTTGGAAGTGCAACGAGCGGTACAGCCCTCGCTTATAAACTACAGGCGATGTCTAATCTTGCGGAGTCATTCGATGGCAAGGTTGAAAAGAGTATCAGAAAGAGACTCAAACTCTTCTGCACTTTATCTACCAACACGACTAATCCAGATGCGTACGAAGATGTCGAGATCACATTCACTAGAAATGTACCAAAAAACCTCCTTGAAGAGGCTCAAACTGCTGCGCAACTCTCTGGCATCGTGTCGCACGAGACACAGCTTAAAGGCTTGTCGATTGTGGATAATGCCAAGGCTGAGCTAGAGAAGATTAAGGATGAGGACAGCGAGCTCTCATCAGTAATTGATGAGGCATTTACAGGTGACAAGTAATGGGCAACACTCCTAGTAATATCTATTGGCGTGTAAGAGAAGAGCAACAGCACAAGAAGAACCTACAAGAATCTGCCAAGCACGACAAAGAGCTTGAGAAGATATACAGGTCAATGCAGGTATCTATACAGAAGGATATAGATGCGTTTTATACACGTTATGCAACTAAAGAGGGCATCAGCATGGCGGAGGCTAAAAAGCGCGCTGACAAGCTCAATATAGAGGCATACGCAGAGAAAGCAAAAAAGTATGTTGCTACTCATGATCTTAGTAAAAAGGCGAATTCCGAAATGCGCCTATATAACATGACTATGAAGGTTAACAGGCTTGAGCTGTTAAAGGCTAATATCGGAATGGAGCTAGTCGACAAGTTCGAGGACATGAACAACTATATGGACGACAAGCTGACGGAGCGAACAAAGGACGAACTGAAGAGGCAAGCGGGTATACTAGGCGGTTCAGTTTACAAATCCGAGGAAATGGCTGCATCTATCGTCGGTGCATCATTCCACAGCGCTACGTACTCTGACCGCATATGGGCTCACCAGGATCAACTCAAGTACGAGTTGCACAAATTGTTAAGCATAGGCTTGATACAGGGAGTTAATCCGAAAAAGTTAGCTAGCGAAGTATCTAAACTCTTCGGCGTATCGCTTCGAAACGCACAGAGATTAATGCGTACAGAGCTGGCACGAGTTCAGACTGATGCGCAGTTTGAATCATACAAGCGGAACGGTTTCGAATATTACCAATACCACACGTTAGGGGCACGGGCTTGCCCTATATGTAGACCATTAGACGGTAAAATATTCAAGGTTTCAGAAATGCTAATAAGCGAAAATGCACCGCCTATGCATCCTAACTGCAGGTGTAGCACATCTGCTAGTGCGGGACCTGAGAGAGACGTGAATTATGCAAAAAGCTTTGAGGATTCCATAAAGCAAGATGTTCACGAATCAATGTGGATTTATTCTCTAGAAGATGCAAGAAAAGAGTTGTTGAAAAGTCCTGTGGGAATTGATACAATTAATGCAATTAAAAACAGCGATGTTATTATCAACGTTATTAATATGCGTATGCATCCAATAGGGGCTCGTGGAGAGCAAGACGGCAACAGAATAGATATTTATGCAAGGCAGTGTCAGAATAAACTTGTTTTTTCTCAAACAATTGTACATGAAATGGCACATTACAGATTTGGTATAAAAAAATGTCAACATGCGGAAGCAATATGTTTCGCTATGGAAAAAATGCATAAGGAGCGCAGAGATTACTTGAAACCGAATGAGTGGGAGTATGTTAAGAAACTCGCGCAGGACACTTATCCAGAGTTAAAATGGGAGGAAGGAGGACGTGGAAACTATGAACAATTTGATTTTGTTAGAGACAACAAAAGCCTCTGATCGGGTACCGTGTTCGCATTGTCACAAGGGATATTGGGTGCCAAGTAACCCCGCGGTAAAATACAATTCGTGGTTTACTTGTAGTCATTGTGGCGCTAGTCGACATATAGAGCGCAATGTGACTGTAGAATAGAAACAGAATAATGGAACGTACTCGGGTGACCTTCGGGCCCCGGGTCTTTTTATTGAGGGCAGATAATGATACATGTGAAAGTTAATAACTACTCTGTGGAGGTGACTGGTCATGCGGGATACTTACCGCTTGGCTCGGATATCGTTTGTGCGGGAATATCTGCGTTATATCAAACGTTGGTAGAGTCGGCTATGGAATTAACCGACTCAACATACAAAACCTCTTCAGAGGCGGGATATGGCTATATACAGCCTGATGGATATGTGAGCGGTGAGTATAAGTTACTCGTTCGCTCTTTTTTAATTGGCATTAACGGGATTGCAGCAAGTTATCCCGATTATGTAAAAGTTATAACTGACTAGACCAAGCATTGAAGTCTCTAAACTCAATGGAATCATTTTTGTTAAGCATTGCAACATTAAACACATGGAGGAAAGAATTATGCTAAACGAACTAAAGAGATGGGAGCTACAGTTATTTGCTGATGATGGCGAAGACGTTAGCGGAAGTGACGGAGTAGACAAGGGCGATGAGCCAAAGAACTCTACTCCGAATGGTAAAGAGCCCGACAATAAGAACGCGGGAGATGATGTTAAGAAGTACACAGATGCTGACGTTAACGCCCTTATCGACAAGAAATTTGCTAAGTGGCAGAAAGACCAGGAAAAGAAACTCGCAGAGGCTGAAAAGCTAGCGAAGATGTCCGAGGCGGAAAAGCACGAGCACGAACTCAAGGAGCTACAGGAGGAAAACGAAAGACTAAAGAGTCAGCAGACCTTATCAGAGATGCGCTCTACGGCCTCTAAACTGCTCAAGGAAAAGAATGTAAGCGCAACATCCGATATGCTCGACTTCGTGGCGACATCCGATGCAGAGGAGACTAAGGCGAACATTGAGAAGTTCGTTAGTATCATCGAGGCGGCAGTAAAAGCGGCTGAGGTGGAGAGGAATACGGGCAAAACGCCTAAGAGTTATAAAGAGCCTAAACAGACGAATGAGTTTGAGCAGAGGCTCGCAAAGTACAAGAAGAAATAAGGAGAACAATCATGATCAAGTACAATCTACAGATGTTCGCTGACGGAGAGAATCAGAATCAGTCAGTTAGAAGTTACACTAAGGAGTTCAAGGACTTCATCGAGGCAGTGTTCGGTGCAAGAGCATACTTCAGAGACTTTTTCGTAAATGACGAAATTGAGGCACTAGACGGAGTATCTAACGGAGCTACCGCATTCTCTGTTAAGACTTCTGACATTCCAGTTGTTGTCGGTGAGTACAGCAAGGATGCCAACACTGGCATGGGCACAGGAACAGGAAAGTCTAGCAGGTTCGGTAACAGAACCGAGGTAATCTACAAGGATATCGATGTTCCTTACACATGGGGATACACGTTCCACGAGGGGCTAGACAGACACACTGTTAACAACGACCTAGACAGCGCAGTTGCTGACAGACTAGAGCTACAGGCTAATGCTAAGATGAGCAAGTTCGACAAACAGCACGGAAAATTCATCTCTGCTAACGCGGGTAAGTCAATTGCTGGCGGTGTTAAGGTAACGAAGGACAACGTTGTTGACGTGTTCAATGAGCTATCAAAGCACTTCACTAACATCGGAGCTGTAGGTGTTAAGAAGGCAAAGGTAACACCAGATGTTTACAACGCAATTATCGACACAGGACTTGCGACCACAGCTAAGGGTGCTGATATCAACATCGGTGATAATGTAATCACCAAGTTCAAGGGATTCGTTATCGAGGAGATTCCAGATGTTCTGTTCCAGACGAAGGAAGTTATATATGCGTATGTTGAGCACTGCGCTAAGGCTTTTGCTGGAATTGAGACAGCAAGAACTATCGAGTCGGAGGACTTCGACGGACTCGCTCTACAGGGAGCGGGTAAGTGCGGAGAGTACATTCCTAAAGATAATGCCAAGGCTGTTGCGAAGGTAACTGTTACAGGCGCATAGAATTTAGAGCGGGGCACTTCGTCCCGCTTTATCTATTATTAAATCAATTGAAGGAGGTACATTATGTACAGAGTTATAGAGAGTTTTCACGACCTAGAGGATTACAAGGACACTAAATCGGGCAGAGTCTATCACAAGTACGTAGAGGGCGACGTTTACCCTAGAGATGGAGTAGACCCAACACCAGAGAGAGTAGAGCTACTCGCTAGTTACGAGAACGCACTAGGCACGCCACTGATTAAGTCGGACTCTGATTTCTTCTCAGCGGACGAGGATGAACCTACTGAAGAGGTTACAGAGGATGAACCTACTGAAGAGAAGTAGGAGGCTGTAATGCTAGATGAGATTAAGAAGTTGCTCAGTTTCACAGACGGAGATAACGACGAACTAATTAACACGATCGTGTCGCTAGTTGAGAGTCGACTAAAGCATCTCATCGGAGCTGACACGGTGCCAGAATCATTGCAGTACATTGTTGTGGAGGTGTCTATATCACGTTTCAACCGCATTGGTTCGGAGGGCGTATCTTCACACGATGTAGAGGGCGAAAAAATGACCTGGAGCAATGATGATTTTAAGCCTTATATGTCCGATATCGAGAGATTCTTAAACGCACAAAAGAACACCACTAGAGGGAGAGTGAGATTCATATGAGGTACGATACACCTATGTATCCAATGGTTAATAATGGTACATCGTACAGCTACGAGTCGGGGGATTACTCCGACGCAGAAATCCCAGAGAAGGCAGTTATGGCTAGTATCATAGCCATGCCTGATGAGGTGATGAGGTGGATGTTTGGGGAACTAAAGCAAGATTGCCTAATAGCGCATACGCCGATAAATTACCACCAATCTAATGGGCTAGAACTTGAAAAAGTTCAGATTGGCACGAAGTTCTACAAGGTCGTTAAGATGCGTAGACTCCGCCGAAAGTGCGTATATTATTTACAGAGGATATCATAATGGGAATTAAACTCGTTGGGGCTAAAGAGCTTGAAAAAGCGTTGCTAAAGAAGGCGAAATTGACCGCTGTCAAAAACACAGTTAGAGACTGCGGGGCAAAGCTACAATCGGGAGTACAAGATGGTGCGCCTGTAGATACAGGAACACTGAAGAGGAGTGTTACTCTCGAGATTGAAGAGGACGGACTAAAGGCTGTTGTAGGACCGCATACCGAATATGCTGCGTATGTTGAATACGGTACAAGGTTTATGCAGGCACAGCCTTATGTTAGACCGTCCTATGAGGAAGTTAAATCAGAATTTAAATCAAAGATGGAGGAATTGGTACGATGAGAGATCCAGGGCAGATAGCATTTTGCCGTGTTAGGAAAATAATCGAAGATATGTTCGGAAAATTCGCTATATATGACACTGTGCTACCCGAGGTGGGAACATCTTACCCGTTCTTCTATATAGGCGAGTCATTCCAAAACGATGAACTACTAAAAAATAGTGTTGTAGGCACTATCAATCTAACGGTTCATTATTGGACTGACCAAGTTAGAGCTAGAGGTAAAGCTATCGAGGAGATGCGCAAATTCAAGTCAGCACTTTATGAGAGTGAAAATGCTCTCGAAAATGAAGATGAGAATATCCCGAACGATGAAACCAAAGTACACTTTTTACGCGCAAACTCGAGAATTCTTGCCGACAACTCTACCGCCGTTCCGTTATTGCATGGAGTTATTGAACTCTATTTTTCATTTAGTTAGGAGCAAAAAATTATGAAATACAACCTACAGATGTTTGCTGAAACTGTATCGGGCAAGAAACTAGTGTATCTGTTCCGTATTCTCAAGAACGCAGCGACTGCGAAGGGAACTATGCTAGCCTTTACCACAGAGAACAGCAGGACAAAGTCAAAGGATGCGGATTCCAAGGCTACTAAGGATGGCACTGTTAGAACACCTGGGCAGTCTGAGGTGGAAATCTCCGCAACATCCCTACTATCGAAGGGAGACACTTTTATATCACAGCTCGAGGACGCACTAGACAACGACGATATCGTCGAGGTTTGGGAAGTTAACCTAGAGGAGAAGGGCTCGGGCGTTAATAAATTCAAAAGCAGATACTTCCAGGGTTACCTCACAGAGGTTGAACTCTCATCTGACGCAGACGAGAACGTAGAAGTGTCGCTTAAGTTTGGTATCAACGGTGCTGGTGTCGTTGGAGATGCAACCGTTACAACTGAACAGCAGAAGATGGCGGCTTACGTGTTCAAGGATACTACACAGGGCGCATAATCGATTCGTTTTACAGGCTGAGGGCGTTAATTCGCCCTCGTTTTATTTTACCTAAAATAGGAGGTAACACATGGAAATCACAATAAAAGGGCAGTCATATCCATTAAGATTCGGTCTAAAGTTCGTTAAAGAGGTTAACGGAAGAGAGATGGCGCCAGTTGACGGACTTATCGGTGTTGAACAGGGCATCGGACTAAATCTAATGATCGCAAATATCATTGACGGCTCAATCGAAGATTTAGCGAGTGCAATTATGACCGCTAACAAGACAGAAGAGCCACGAATCAAGGAAGATGACCTATTAGAATTCCTAGAGGATGAGTCGACCAACATCGATGAGGTATTTGAGAAGGTGCTAGGTTTTTTCGAGAGAGCCAACTGTACAAGGAAGATGTTCCAGAACGTACAGAAGTCCGTGGAGACAGCTCAGAAGTTACAGGAGGCAGAGCTCAAGGCGAGACTAGAGGGTTAGAATTAGCCTTTGACGCCGACAAACTCTATAGCGATATAGCTATTGATTGTTTTAGACGACACGGTTTCACGAGTTTTGAGCAAGTTGACCGCCTTACGTTCCCTGAGTACGAAATCATGACGAAGGCCTATAGGTTACGCATGATTGACGAGGACTATAGGGCGCATCAATTGGCATATCTCTCTGTAATGGCTAAGGCTGAGAAGAAAAACGGACGACCTGTATATAAGACGTTCAAGAGCTTTTTCAATTATGAAGAGGCAATACGTAAGGTTCTTGATGAACCTAAGAAGACCGAGAGTAGGTTCGCCTCTCTCGGCAAGTACTTAAAGGAAAGGGGCGAATAAATGGAAAATTATTCGGTTACCGCCGTACTTAGTGCGCGAGATTCCTTGTCGCCCAAGCTCAAGGGAGTAGCGGGCTTGCTCAACTCTACAGGCGGAATGGTCAAGGCGGGGCTCGGTTTCGGTGCACTATCGAGGATAGGTGGCTCTGCGGTCGCCTCTCTTGGTAGAAATATCAAAGGACTAGTTAACGAGATCAACGAAACTAATGCGACCTGGAAGACGTTTACTGCGAACATGCAGATGTCGGGAATGGGCAAAGCGCAGATTAATCGGACGAAGAAGGACTTGCAGAATTTTGCTGCAAAAACTATCTATTCGTCAAAGGATATGGCTAGCACCTATGCACAGCTCTACGCGGTCAACAAGAAGACCACTACAGGAGTTGTAAAGGGTTTCGGGGCGGTTGCGGCCGCGTCTGAAAATCCTAGGCAAGCCATGAAGACGTTATCGACACAGGCTACACAGATGGCCGCAAAGCCAACGGTAGCGTGGCAAGACTTCAAGCTGATGCTCGAACAGTCGCCAGCGGGATTGTCTCGCGTAGCGGCGAAAATGGGCATGACTACTAAAGAGCTCGTTGCAAATGTCCAAGCGGGCAAGGTCAAGACTGAGGACTTCTTCAAGGCTATGGAGAAGGCGGGAAATGATAAATCACTCCTTGCTATGGCTCAACAGTATAAGACCATTGGCGAGGCGGCGGAAGGACTAAGGGCAACTCTAGCAACTAGATTAGCTCCCGCATTCGACGTTATTAGTAAGGCGGGCGTCGGTGCTATATCGGGCGCAATGGCGACACTATCGTCAAGGCTCGAGATCGCATCTAATTCCTTCAAGGGAGTTGGCACAGCATTTTCAAAGGCGTTTAGTGCAGTTGGTAAGAGCATTGCCAAGATAACCAATAGCAAGAGCGCAGTTGATGCGTTCAAGAAGAGCATGGACAGACTTGCTCATTCCGCTAAAGGGGCGGCGAAGTTCCTCGAAAAGCATTCCGACTCTGTTGCGTACCTAGTTACGCACATTCCAGAGCTCGTAGAGGCGTTTATTGGACTTAAGATAGCCCTTAAACTAGCGGGCAAGATGAAGGCGCTCGGTACTGCCTCCGAAACGGTGGCAAGTGCACTACCAAAAGCAGGAAAAGCAGCAGGAGTCACAAGTAAGAAGATGCTAGCATCTAGCAAGGCTTTCCTGGCTATGGGTGCGGGCGTGCTCTTAATGGCTAGCGGATTTTGGATAATGGCGCAAGCGGCTAAAACTCTAGCTAAAGCGGGACCATTAGCCGTCGGAGTGTTCGTAGGCATGGCTGTTGGTATCGGACTACTAGGAGTAGGCTTAGTTGTGCTATCGAAGAATATGGCTAAGATGAGCGCGGGCAAACTAAACTCTATGTCGATTGCATTCGTTGCATTCGGTGCGGCGATTGTGCTATGCGCTACAGGAATGTTGATTCTTGCCAATGCGGCCAAGACGGTATCATCTGGCGGAGGACTCGCGGTAGGAGTGCTAGCGGGAATGGCAATCGCTATAGGTCTGCTCGTAGTTGCTTTCGCTAAGTTCGGACCCGCTCTCGATACAGCAATACCTGCTATGCTATCGTTCGGCGCTATGGTGGTGCTGATTGGCGGTGGCATATGGCTTGCGGCTAAAGGTATAGCGGCGGTTGTAACAGCAATATCGGAGCTCGTTGAATCAGTAACGGGACTTATAGGGGCTCTGCCTATAGCGGCGCAGTATGGCATGCAAGCGGCGGCGGGGATAGCTCTAGTCGGTGTTGCGTGTGTTGCGGCCGCAATCGGAACCGTAGCGTTAGGAGTAGCTATGCTAGCATTCGGCACAATGGCGCTCGGAACAGGAGCGATGTTAATCGGAGCTGGAGCAATGGCAATGGCAGGCGGTATTATGTTTTTCTTGTTCGGTATCATGGTAGGCTTGGCGGCGGTCGGCGTTGCAGTCCTATCGTTAGCACTTAAAGCGGTTAATGTGTCGATGAGATCAATAGCCAATAATGCTAGAGCCTCTGCATTGGCACTAGTAACTATGGTGGGCTCAATCAACATAGTTAAGTCTGGACTAAATGCAATAGGTTCAGCGGCAAGTTCGGCAATGAATAAGCTTAAGACAGCGTTTAGCGGGGCATCTGCGGGAGCAATGAGTGCAGGTGCATCAGTTGGTAGTAACTTCAGCAACGGTCTATCTAGCGGGCTAAATTCCGCTGTATCGGTCGCAAGAGGTATGAGCAATACAATTAGGTCGATATTACACTCTGCGGGCAGTGGTGCTTATTCTGCGGGCGTGTACATAGGTGCTGGACTTGCTAACGGTATGGCATCACAAGTAGGCAGAGTAAGGAGTATAGCTACTACTCTATCAAACGCGGCGGACATTGCTATTAAGAAGGCGCAGATTATACGATCGCCTTCACATAAACAGTTCGACAACGGTGCCTATATAGGTCAAGGACTTGTTAACGGTATCAAGAGCAAAATTAGTGCTGTTCGCTCGATGAGTTCGCAGATAGCTAATGCGTTCTCGCCACAGATGGAAATGGCGGGGATGAGTGGCAATTGGGGGCTAAATGACGAGTACAACTACAGCTCACAAGCTCGATACGAGGTGCATGTACATAGCGAAATTGACGGCAGAGAAGTTGCATATGCGACTGTTGACGACCTCACCGAGCTACAGGCAAGGAACGAAAAGCGCGACCGCAGACGAAAGGGAAGGTTTTAATTATGTATAAGTTTACAGATACAACATCTAATCAGACCTCTGCGGTAAGACCTAACGAGGCAATGTCGATTAACGGTAGGTATATCGAGGATATAATACCTGGATATAGGACACTAACGGTACAGGGGCGGGAACTTCTCGCCTCTGACCTTACTACTGCAGATATAGCCTCTAGGGACGGCTCAATCCTCAAAAATAGGCGATATCCGTCAAGGTCAATAACTATTACCTATCAGTTAATTTGTAGCGACAGTGGGGCATTTCGAACCGCATACGACAAATTGAATGAGGTGCTTAATACTGTCAACGCAAAGATTGTATTTGCTGACCAAGACGACCGATTCTATATCGGAACACCTCGAAACTGCGGAGAAGTGCCTACAGGACGTAATTCTGTAGTAGCTGATTTCGAGATTTTGTGCCTAACACCGTTCAAATTCAGCACGAGCGAATACACGGTACAGGCTATTAATGGAGTATTTAATGTTAACTACAACGGAACTGTTCCGAGTTCGCCTCTGTTCTCCGTCGATTTTGCACAAAAGCAACACGGAGAGAGCGGTTACGTGGTGTTTTCTGATGCACAGAGCCATGTTATACAGCTAGGCGACCCGAAGGAACTCGATACAACCTCCCATACGGAGAGCGAGACACTCATAGACGATAAGTTCAACGAGGCTACTCTAGGCGGATGGGGCAAGAATATCGGCAAGTCACACGAAGGACACCTATATCAAGGTGCGTGGCAAGTTAAGGAGTCGGGAGGTAAGTACATCACACCACTGAATTACGGTACGAACACGAGCGCAGAGCTTAGCGGTCCGTCCGTAACCAAAGAGATACCCGCTGATAGTTCTGGCGTTAAAGGGGCGAAGAATTTCGAGATGTCCTACTATCTAGTTTGGTCGCTCAATGATAGCTGTGACCCTCGTTGCCTTGGAACATATGAGTGCATGATACATGATGCGAGTGGCAACGTTGTTGCGGGAGTAGAACTTCTTAAGTGGTACTCGGGAACTGCAGCGAATGCGAAGATTTACGCGGGCGGTAAGTACGTGCATTACTTCGAGTTTGATGCGGGGTACTTCTCCGATTGGTTCGGATTCGGCTACTCGGGACATCCGCCAGTAAGGACTATATCGATTAATAAGATTGGTGACCAGTTCAGATTTAACATAGCGGGTCGCATACTATCGTATACGGTACCCGAGGGCAAGGATATGAAGGCAACTAAGGTTACATTTGCCTCGACGAAGTATAGAGGTATGGGCGACACTTACCCACCAATGCTCAACTACCTATTTTGGGTGAAATTCCGAAAGACTAATGTCGAGAAGTTCGACGATATACCTAATAAGTTCGCTAGGGGCGATAATCTCGTAGCTGACTGCTCGGACGGTTCTATCAAGGTCAATAACCTACCTAGACCAGATTTAGGGGCGCTCGGTAATGACTGGGAAACTTTGAAACTAGTACCTGGGCAGAACAGAATCAACTTTGCCTGCTCGGCCTTTACAACAGACAAACCTACTGCAAAGCTGACTTATAGGGAGGTGTACCTATGATTATCTACTTTGCTGATAGGAAAATGCAGATACTTGGGCAAGCCTCCACTAATCTTAATGACGGTATTTTTATCGTTGACGACAGCAAGACGGAGTATGTGTCGAACGGTGTCGTTATCTTCGAGGCTACCGTATGCTATGGTGATACGGCTGTAAAGGATATGCGAAAGCTCTGTACAGCGGGTAATTATTTACTTCGCAAGCACAACGCAGAAAACGAGTTTTACACCATCATCGACCGAGAGTTCAACGAGGAAAACAGGGAAGTTACCCTATACTGTGAAGACGCAGGAATGGACCTCTTGAACACCATAGCGGAGAAGTACGAGGCAAGCCAAGCCTATACCGCTGTCGGATACATTGAGGAGTGGATACGTGGCACAGGATTTGAAATCGGAGTGAACGAGATCTCGAATCTCAAACGTAAGCTCAAGTGGGACGGAGAGAGTACTGTAGCCGAACGTATTGCATCGATTGCGACTCAGTTCGACAATGCGGAGGTCTCTTATTCGTTCGAAGTTGAAGGAATGGCAGTCAAAAAGCTATTAATTAACCTCTGGAAAAAACGAGGCAAGGACGCGAAGGTACAGCTCCGTCTTGGTCGTGATGTTAAAAACATACGCGATAAAGAGTCCGTTCAGACACTAGCAACAGCTCTGCGAGTTACGGGCGGAACTGCAGAGGGAAGTAGCGAGCCTATAACACTGGCGGGATATAGCTACGACGACGGAGACATCTACACAGATGGTAAGCTCCTCAAGTCGCGAAGTGCCGTAGCAAAGTGGGGCAGTACCTGGAGTAACGGCAAGCATATCGAACGTACATACAGCTTCGAGACAACCTCACAATCAGAGTTATGCGCTCATGCGGTGACGGAGCTTAAGAAGTTATCTAGCCCAACTAAGACCTATGAGGTCGATATAGTTACCATGCCAGATAATCTATCTATAGGCGACATAGTGTACATTGTAAGTGATAAGGGAGAGCTCTATATATCTAGTAGATTGCTAGAGCTAAAAACCTCTGTATCCGGTAAGAAGATTGAAGCTAAGTTAGGTGATTTCGTAGAGGAAGACAGCGGTATAGATGACCAGGTGAGGTCACTTGCTGACAAGCTAGCGAACATTAACACCTCGCCAGGATCTACAGCAAGTACATTAAGTCTTACCGTTGAGAGCTCTAGGGGTGTAGTGTTCACCGACACTCTAGTTGATACGACTCTTACGGCTCATGTATACAAGGATGGGCGAGAATTAACTGCTAGCGAGGTAGCTAATGTCGGTAAGGTCGTATGGTACAAGAACGGAACTAAGGCGCATGAGGGTACATCCTATAGGGTGCAGAACGTAGAGGCGGCGAGAGTGTCCGCTCAATTGGAGGTATAGCATGGAAATATTGGCGACTGATAGCATAGACCTTACCTCGATAAAGTCGGTCAATGACAAGGCAATCGAGGCGGCAAAGACCGCAACGGACTATATGAAGTTCGAGGCAGGTACAGGGCTAGTAGTGTCGAAGAATGCGAAGTCTAGTGAGGGCGCATCAACCGTACTCACTGATAACTCTTTGCAGATTAGGAAGGACGGCAAGAAGAGCGCTGAATTTGCAGAGGATAGAATCAGCTTTTACGAACAAGACAAAAAGCTGATTGATATTAAGAGTATCAAGGATGCACGAGATGGCGACTATACCATTAAGGGCGCATCGATTGACTGTGGAGGCACGGGCGCCGTAAACGTGTTCGCGAATGACATAGTAAATCAAGGATTGCATGCGGCATTTACCGCTACAGCGGGATCGTATAATAACGACACTAACACTTCTAGATTTAAATCAGCGGCCGCAGACCTTACATCGATTAGTAAATCAGGAATAACCTCCCTTATTGTAGAGAGTGATGGCTCGAGGGCGGATGGTGTAATTGCTAGTATATCGTTCTCCGACAGGCTAGACGGAATTATCGAGCCTGTAATAGAGTTCGACAATAAGGGCACGGTTATCGCTAGGGCGGTGCGAGCTGACTCTATAGAGGGTCTATATGATGACTCGCAAGTAACGGCTGGCGGTGTTGTATGGCATGTGCGTAAGTATGCGGATGGGACAGCTACCGCAGAGGCGGAGTGGCGCGGAACAGTATCGGCTGCAAATGCGTGGGGTCCCGTATATTACTCGGGGGGAACAAGCACAGCATTGCCGCCTGGATTATTTATAGATACACCACTAACTAGTGTAGAAATTGAGGCGCCAGATGGTGAGCTGTGGACGACCCGTAAGATGTCGACTAAAGACTATATCGGAGGCATCTACTACATATCGATGAGCAGGCTCTCAAGGGTGGACGCAAGGATACTCTATAGGGCTACAGGAAGGTGGAAGTAATTCCACTAGGCAATTAATTCTGGCACCGTCGCAAGGCGGTGCTTTTTATTGGAAAGGATAACGCGATGAAACCAGAATTTATAGGGAGCTTGGTTATAGGGCTAACTGCTCTAATTGGACTAATATCCGCGCTCAATAACTACGTTGGAAAGCCTGTAAATGAGCTCAATTCGTCTATTAAGGCACTTAACGTACGAATTGAAAATTTAGCGACAGACGTAACTGCAGTTGAGTGTGCTGTAAAAGAGCAAGAGGCGCACGATAGAGCGTCACATAGCAGAATGTGGACAAAACACAATGAACATGATAGTCGATTAAATGATCATGAAAAGCGTATTGGTCATTTAGAGCATATTAATAAGGGGGGTAAGAATGATGAAAATTAATTGGAAGATTCGATTTAAAAACAAAACATGGCTACTAACGTTTATAGCTGCGGTGCTAACACTTGTATACAGGGCGCTGAACATTGCGGGCATCACTCCACACGTTGCCCAGGAGGAACTCGTAGAGCTAGCGACAATGCTAGTTGGTATACTCGTGCTACTCGGTGTCGTTATCGACCCTACAACCAAGGGAGGCGCTGACTCTAACACGGCTATGACTTATACACGTCCTAAAGACGACTCGCAGAAGGCTGAAATTCGACCTGTGGCGGACGATAAGGCTATAGACTATGAAGATATCAAAGAAGGACTAAAAGACGCGGAGGTGCTAGAAGATGGGCGTTAGAGAGGCAATTGTCAACACCGCCGTTAGATATAATGGCATGGCATTCAAAGGCGGTTCGCATCGCACTCTAATTGATGAGTTCAACAAACATCGCCCAGACGGTTGGGCAATGACTTATACTGCGAATTTCTGCGCTGCATGTGCTTCTGCAGTGGCTTATTTATGCGGGGTAGGTGACGCCTACCCTTGCTCTGCTAACGTAGGTACAATCGTAGCCAAGGCGCAAAAAATGGGCATATGGGTGGAGAATGACGCATACGTACCAACTGCGGGCGACTGGATAGTCTATGCGTGGAATGACAGCGGACGAGGTGACAACACTACGGGCGCTAGTCATGTAGGTATAGTCATATCTGCAGATAGCAAGTACATTAATGTCTTTGAGTTCAATATCCATAACAACCACAGCACAGGCTACCGTAAGATTGCCACTAATGGTAGGTTTATCAGAGGTTTTGTTGTTCCAAACTTCCAGACGTACGGATGGATACAAGACGGAAGGGGCTACTGGTTCAAGAAGAAGGACGGTAGCTATTATAAAGCAGAGTGGCAGAAACTAGACGGAGAGTGGTATTACTTCGACGGTGACGGCTATGCTGTTACAGGGTGGAGGCAGATTAGTGGTAAGTGGTATTACTTCAACTCTAGCTGTAAGATGCAAACTGGATGGATTAGCCTCAATGGTCGTTGGTTCTACCTAGGTTCAGACGGGAGCCTATATACTAGCGGAGTTCATGAGGTTGACGGCAAGTCGTACTACTTCGACGACGACGGAGTAATGCATACTGGATGGGTCAAGGTCGGCGACGATTGGCAGTACTTCAAGGACGACGGCACCCGTGTTGATAAGGGTATCGTTAAAGGTGATGCGGTGTATATCATCAAGGATGGTGCTCTAGTCACTGATGATAAGGTCACTGTAGAGGCTGACAAAGACGGCGCAATTAGTGTTATGTAA